AGTGCATTAAAACGAAAAAAGTTTGATGTTACAACGGACACATCACCGTTTGGTTACTTTACAACGATTGCATTTCATGCTTTTATCAATCGTATTAAGAAAGAAAAGAAGCATCATGATACTTTAACAGAATTTCGACAAAGAAAGTATGAAGAAATCATTTCTTCCTCAGAAGGACATGTGTATGTTAAACCAATAATAGACTCCACGGTAGACCCAGATCCATATTATGATTGATTTTTTTGAAAACTAGTGTATGATAGGGGAATGTTTCGATCATCAAACGTAGCAATATTCTCTGATATACACATTGGAGTACACCAGAACTCAAAATACTGGCATGATATTTCTTGGGAATGGGCAAATTGGTTCATCCAAGACATTAAAAGCAAAGGTATACAAGATGTAATTTTTTGTGGGGATTATTTCCACACAAGAGATGAAGTTTCTGTAGATTCTTTGCATTTTGGTACTAGACTTTTGGAGTTGTTTAAGGATTTTAATGTAATCATGATTGTTGGTAATCATGATTGCTTCCTTAAAGATTCATCGGAAGTTAATTCTATTTCTCCTTATAAAAATTGGAGTAATATTACTGTAGTTGACTCTACGCTTACAGTAAATTATAATAATAGAAAGATTAATTTTATTCCTTGGGGTGTAGAATTACATGATATCCCAAAAGCAGATTTTACATTTGGGCATTTCGAAATCAGTTTATTTCGAATGAACAGTTTTGCTTTGTGTGATGATGGTATTGCTGCTGGTGATATTTTGAATAAATCAGCAATTGTTGTATCAGGACATTTTCATTTAAAAGATACAAAGACATACAACAACGGAAAGATTGTATATGTAGGAAATCCTTTTCAGATGGATTTCAATGATGCTGGTTCCCAAAAAGGATATTACACAATGGAACTAGAAACTGGTGAAATGATTTTTACTGAGAATAAAATTTCCCCAAAACATCATAACGTAAATCTATCTTTTCTTATTTCGGAAAAGACTATTACCTCTAAAGTAAAAGAGTTATTTGAAAATAATCTAATTAAACTTAGAATTGACAGACGAGTCACCCCAGAAGATTTAGAATTTTTGATTACTAAATTTAAAATGTTACAACCAACTCAACTGAACATTGAGTATGAAGGAAATAAATCGGAATATGATTTGGATGAAGAGAAGCAAGATTTTTCTGGAATTGACGTACAACAAGCAATTATAGAATTTATAGATTTGCTTGATGTTAACAACAAAAAAGAATTAATTAATTACACTGTAGAATTATATCAAAAATCATTATAAATGAAAAAAATAAATTTCAATAAGATAAGCGTTAAGAATTTTCTTTCTTTTGGTGAAGATCCAGTTGAATTAGAATTCAAAAAAGGACTTCATATTATAACTGGGATTAATAGAGATAAATCTGATAGACAAAATGCTATAGGTAAATCTGCTTTGTTAGAATCTTTATATTTTTCTATATTCGGAACAACTATTCGTGAATTAAAGAAAGATTTAATTCCCAATACATACACTAGTGGTGCATGTGAAGTCATTCTTCATTTTGATGTTGTCACAGAATCTAATAAAGATTCTTATAAATTAGTTAGAACATTAAATCCTTCTAAATTATATCTATACAAAAATGAAACAGATATAACTAGAGACAGTATTAAAAATACTGAGGAGTATTTACATACTTTAATTAATGCTTCTCCGAGCATTTTTCAGAATTGTGTGATCATGACATTGAATGATAATGTTCCATTCATGGCGAAATCTAAAGTAGATAAGAGAAAATTCATTGAAGGTATTTTTAATTTGGATGTATTTAGTAGAATGTTATCAACGGTTAGAGATAATTATACTAAAGTGAAAAGAGATTATGAAATTGAATTAACTAAAATGGAAGATTCAGAAAGAACTGTAAATTCTTTAAATACACAAAAAGATAATATTTTAGATAACAGAAAGAAAAAAATTTCTGTATATGAACAAAGAAAGGTCGATAATGTTACTGAAAAAAATAAGCTAACAGAAGAATTTGATAAACAGATTACTGAAGATTTAGATCAAATTAAAGAAAAGATCAAAGAATTTAAATCTACTAAAATTAAAGTAGAAGCTTTGATTAATTCTTTAAGTGAAGAAAAGTTTAAGATCAAGGCAAATATAAATCAGAATCAAACTATCTTACCAAAGATTGGAGTTAAAGGAGAAAAATGTCCTACATGTGTGCGTCCAGTTAAGGATCATGATAAAGATCTTATAAAAGAAGAAAAGGAAAAGATTACAAAATTAATTGAATCTGAACAATTAGTTGTTCATGAAATAGAGGAAAAAATAGAGAAGCATAAAAGCAATAAAGATAAAATAGAATTTGCTATTGATAAATTAAATAAAAAAATTAATCAATATGCTGTAAATGAACAGAAAAAGAAAAACATTAAAGATCGAATTAAACAATTAGATATTTGGTTAGATCAATTAGATGGAGATATTGAAGAATTAAAATCTACAACAACTGAAGTTGATTCAATCATAGTAGAACATATATCTTTGTTAGAATCTTTAAAAGATTCTGTATCTTCTTTGAGAAGTAATATGAGTATTATGGATACAGTAAAATTTATTGTATCTGAAGAAGGTGTTAAGTCTTATATTGTAAAAAAGATTTTGTTGTTGTTTAATGATAGGATTCGTCATTATTTGTCTAAATTAGATGCTAATTGTATTTGTAATTTTGATGAATATTTTGAAGAACAGATCATAAACGAAAAGAATAAACTATGTAGTTATTTTAATTTTTCTGGTGCGGAAAGAAAATCTATCGACTTTAGTTGTATGTTTTCGTTTATGGATATGCGTAGATTACAAGGTGATGTAACCTATAATATTGCTATCTATGATGAATTATTGGATACATGCGTAGATCAAAGAGGCATGGGATTGGTTTTAGATATAATTAAAGAACGTATCGAAAAATATGATGAATGTGTATTGGTGATTTCTCATAGAAAAGAGAATATGAAAGAAGCTACGGGCGATATAATATTTTTAGAAAAAAAAGACAATATAACAAAAAGAATAAATTATAATCCTTTTGAGTAATAATGAATTGTATTTATTGTAATAAATCATTAACCATTTTACAACAAAAGCGTATAGTTTCTTCTGTTAAAAGAGGACGGAATAAACAAGGCAATCACTTTTGTTCTTCTGGTTGTAGTTCTGCATATAGATTAAAATATTCAGCAAAAGAAAGAGAAGAAAATTATGATAAGAATCCAGTAAAATGTAAAAATTGTGAAATTCGAATTTCTTATGAAAAGTTTATAGAAAAGAAAACAGACAAGAAAAATAAAAATAAATTATTAGAAACTATAAATTTTTTTTGTTCTAAATCATGTTCTGCTATTTATAATAATAAAGGTAATAATAGACATAAAAAAATTACCAGAGGAATTAATAGTATATATGATATAAGATCTAATAATAGAATGAAGGAACTTTTAGAAGCTTATAATTTAAATAAATGTAGCATTTGTGAGACTAATGATATATCAATGGATATTCATCATATTAATGGAAGAAAAATAGAAGATCCACATAATCATAACAATTTGACTATTGTTTGTCCTAATTGCCATAGAAGAATTGAACAAAATGTTATATGTACAGATAAACTTATAAAATTAAGTGATGTTTTAGATGATAATTGGAAAAATTATTTACCAGAAAAATATAGGTAACAAAAATATCTTGATTTGTTTTTTTTGGTTTATAAATAGTCTATATGTTTAATGCTTTTACTCCTCCTACACCATTTTCCCAGTTTAAACCTATAGCACCTCCAGCAGTTCAACAGCAACAACAAAGACAACCAGAGCAACCATCAGAAGTAAATTTACCTAGAGTAATTCAATTTGGTGCTGATTTGAGTGGTTGTGGATTGTATCGTTTAGGATGGGTTTCCCATTTACTTAATTATCAAGGACACATGATGGTCACGGATACCACAGTTATGGTATTAGACCCAAGGTGGTACGTAAATGTAAAGACTGTTAGATTACAACGACAGGCAACACCAGCACAATTAGAGTTCGTAAAATTCTTAAAAGAAGTTCAAAAAGAACATAAATTTAAAATTGTTTATGAAGTTGATGATGTAGTTTTCCGTGAAGACATTCCCGATTATAATAAATTCAAAACTGCATTTACTTCTGATGAAATTAGAAATACCGTAGTTGATATTATTGGATTATGCGATGAAATTACAGTAACATGTGATTACATGAGGAAACTATATCAAGAAAGAACAGGTAAGAAAGAAATTACGGTAATTCCTAATTTCCCTGCAAAATGGTGGATTGGTAATTATTTTGATCCAGCTAGGATAAATGCTTTATATGATAAGAATAAAAAGAAACCTCGTCTCCTTTATGCAGGTAGTGGTGCTCACTTTGATGTTGAAAATAGAGTCGGTCAAAAAGATGATTTCGAACACGTTATTAAAGCTATTATAGATAGCAGACATAAGTATCAATGGGTATTTATTGGTGCATTTCCATTAGCTTTGCGTCCTTATATTGAACGTGGAGAAATTGAATTTCATCAATGGCAAAGATTGTATGATTATCCTGCAAAGATTCATGAGCTTGGTGTACAGATGATGGTTGCTCCATTACAGGATAATTCTTTTAATAGAGCAAAGAGTGATCTTAAATATATCGAAGCATGTGCATACGGATTACCTGTAGCATGTCAGGATATGTGTACATACGAACAAGCTGAAATTAAATTTAAGACTGGCGAAGAAATGATGTATAAGATCGAAGAAGAACTTCGTAGGACTGGTCATTATAAGAACAGTTCTTATAAGAGAAGGAAAGTTGCTGAAGATCGTTTTTTGGAATTAGATAAAAATATTGGTTGCTATCAAGAATTGTTTACATTACCATATGGTGATTCTAAGCGTATCAATTTAAGTCGATACAATCCTTGATTTTCTTAAAAATCTATGTTACCATTCCTAGATGGTAGGATATAGAAATGCGGTTTATAATTATAGAGATCAACTTGTAGAAATACATACATGGGATGAAAATGGGGAGCGCATTGTAACTTCGGTTCCATGCCTTCCCTATTTTTATTATGAGGATATTACTGGAACCGATACAAGTATTTTTAATACATGCCTTAGAAAAAAAGAGTTTAATAACTATTTTGATAAAACAAAATATTTAAAAGAACGTGGAATAAAACAAGTTTTTGATAATTATAGTCCAGTACAACAAGCATTGATTGATACTTATTGGCAGTATAATGATACTGAAGATTTTACTAAATTTCCATTAAAGATATTTTTTATTGACATTGAAGCGGTAGGAAAGGGTGCATTTTCCTCTCCAGAAGATGCCAGTGTAGAGATTAATGTAATTACAATTTATGATTCTTCTACTAAAAAGTTTAAAGTATGGGGCAATCAACAATATTCTTCTAAAGAAAATGATGTAGATTATTATTTTTGTACAACAGAAGAAGAACTTTTAACTAGATTTATTAATTATATTGAAAACAACCCACCAGATATTTTAAGTGGTTGGTCGAGTGATAGATATGATATACCTTATATTATAAATAGAACAGTAAAACTATTAGGAGAACAAGAAGCAGATCGGTTATCACCATATAGGCGAAGATATACCAAAGCTTTTGCTGGTAAATTCGGGAAAAAAGAAATTGTTCATCGTTTAGATGGTATTTCTTGTGTAGATTATATGGACATATATAAAAAGTTTTGTCCAGTTAATCGTGAAAGTTATAAATTAGATTATATTGGTCAAATAGAATTGGATCAAAACAAACTTGATTATGGAGATCAAAGTTTATATGAATTTATGACGAATGATTGGGAAACTTTTGTGGACTATAACATTCAAGACGTTCGTCTTTTAGTTAAATTAGAAGAACAATTGAAGTATGTAGAGTTACTTAGAATGTTGGCTTATATGGGATGTACTACATTTGAGTCAGCATTAGGCACTGTTAGTCTAGTTACTGGAGCTGCTGCTGTAGAAGCCAGAAAACGCAATCAGCGGCTTTCTACTTGTTTAGTGGATGAAGAACAGCGTGATTTTGAAGGAGGGCATGTTTCTGCTCCTTTAGCTGGACATCATAGTTCGATTGTTAGTTTTGATGCAAATTCATTGTATCCAAATACAATGATTACATTAAATGCTTCACCAGAAACAAAAGTTGGTAAAATCATAAATTTAGATAAAGATAGAATATCTATTCGTAATATAGATGGTATTGTTTTAGATATGACAAAATTAGAATTTAAAGATTTTGTATTAAAAGAAAAAATTGTAATATCAAAAGCTAAAGTTCTTTTTACTCAAAAGAAAAAAGGAATCATGGCTGATATGGCTGATACCTTTTATAAAAAGCGAGTAAAAACTAGATCAGAAATTAAAAAATTAAAAAAGAAAAAAGAGTTAACTGAATTTGAAAAAATAAAAATAACTCAATTAGATACTAAACAACAATCGATAAAATTGTTCATCAACAGCATTTTTGGTGTATTTGGAAATAGGTATTGTCCAATTCAAGATATTGATATTGCTGAATCTATTACATTAACTGGACAAGCAGTAGTAAAACAAGCTAGAGAAATCTTTAAAATTTTTGTTACACAAGAAACAGGAATAACAGATCCAATAGAATTAGAAAATGGATTGATTGCTGGAGATACGGATAGTTTGTATCTATCTCTGTTTCAATTAGTTAAACACTTTACAATAGATGGGAAGTTGACTGAAGAAACCTATAAGGTTGTGGAAAAATTAGAAAAATTTATTAATGATGAAATAAAGTCATGGGCAATTAAAACCCTTAATACATCAGATTGTCGTTTCGAATTTAAAAGAGAAACTTTATGTGATTATGGAGTTTTTCTAGAAAAGAAAAGATATGCACTGCATGTTTTAGACAAAGAAGGATTTCGTCCAGACGATCCGTGGAAATATACTGGGGTTGAAGTCGTAAGTACTAAAATGCCTAAAGCAGTTAAGCCATATGTTAAAAATATTATTCAAACTTTAATTTTAACTAAATCAGAAGATGAAACAAACAAGGCATTTTCCAGTGCTTATGAAAAATTTTTATCAATGTCTGTAGAAGAAATTTCACAAGTTTCTGGAATTAGAAATTTAGAAAAATACGAAACACAATGTGATGGATTTTCTACATGTAAAGGTATGCCTTGGCATGTTAAAGCAGCATATCATTATAATTTATTGATAGAAGAATTAGGAATTTCACACAAATATGAAAAAATTTCTAGTGGAGATAAGATGAAATTATTTTATGTTGATACACCAAATAAATATGGAATTAAAGTAATTGCTTTTAAAAATAGGTATCCAGTAGAATTTCATAAAATTTTTAAGCCAAACATGTTTGAAATGTTTGAAAAAGATATGTATAAATGTATTGAAAGATTTTATAAAGTAATGAATTGGGTAATAAGAAAACCAACAGAACAATTAATGTGTACATTGGATGAATTATTATGTTAATTTTTTAAATATAGTATATTGATTTTATAAAAATGTATGTTAATATATTAACGTATATGAAAAACATTACATTCATCGATTCAATTGGAAGAACAATCTTAGCAGAAGAAGTTAATCGCACTGATACCACAGTTGTCGTTAAGAATCCTGCTATGATTAATGTAGCTCAAGCACAAAATGGTCAATTACAAGTTCAATTAATTCCATTATTTTTTGCGGAGTTTATTGATGCATCAACCCGTACAGATGGTACATCATGGACATATAATTTGGATACAGTTACACTAGGCGAAGTATCTATTGATGGTCGCCTTTTGGAGCAGTATACTAGAGTATTTGGTGCAGTGGGTGCTGCACCACAAGAAGCAAGCGGAGAGTCTGTTGTAAAGTTGTTTGATGAATAGTGCTTGTTGTTAGTTCTTGCTTCAAACCCTTCCTAGAGAAATTTAGGAAGGGTTTTTTGTTGATTTTTCTTAAAAGTATGTTAATATCATAGTTGATTATGGATAAAGAATTAATTAAAGCGATGGAAGTTTTGGATGAAAATAATCCTTATGCAACTTTTTTAAACAATTCAAGTTTAAGTAGGGTTGATAAGTGGTTTAGTACAGGCAGTTATATGCTTGATGCTCTTATTAGCGGTAAATTTGTTGGAGGTGGTATCCCAAGTGGAAGACTAACCATGTTATATGGAGAATCTCAAACTTATAAATCTTCTATTGTTCAAAAAGTTTTGGCTAATGCACAGAAGACTGGATTAGTTCCAGTAATTTTTGATACAGAAAATGCCATTGATGATGAAGGCGCAAAAAGATTAGGTTTGGACACATCAAAAGTAAAATATATCCCAACATTTAATATTGAAAAATGTAGAAATGATATTTTTAAATTTTTAAGTGTGGTGAAAGAAAAAGGATTAGAAGGTAAGTTTATTATTGCAATTGATTCTTTAGGTAACTTGCAAAGTGCTATGGAAACTACTCGTATGGAGAAGGATTCTACTAGTATGGATATGGGTAGCAGAGCAAGAGCTATTGGATCTTTGTTGACTACGTGTACTCAGTTAGCAGGTCTTACAAAGACACCAATTATTATTACGAATCATTTATATGATAATCCTGGTGACTTGCATCCTACTTTAGTTAAAAGTATGCCCGGAGGCAAAAAATGCGTATATTTACCATCAGTTTCCGTACAGTTGATGCGTAAGCCAGTTAAAGCCGAAGCTATTAAAGGTAATGCAGGAGAGCTTGCTGCTAATCAACGAAACTATGTGGGAATTATTATTCGAGCTTTGACAGCAAAGAATAGATTTATTAAGCAATACTTAGAAGGTGAATTATTTATTTCGTTTTCTAATGGTGCAGATAAATATCATGGGCTACTTGATTTAGCTGTTGAATTAGGAGTGATCCAACAATCAGGAGCTACATATTCAATTGATGGAGAAAAATTGGGATATGCTAAATCATTTGCAGAGGATGCAGAGTTTTGGGAAAATAAAATTATTCCATTATTACAAAAGAGAATTGATGTAAATTGGGCGTATTCTTCTGAACAAGATGAAGAAATTAAAAAAATGGAAGCAGAAGCAAGTAATGAAGGAGGTGAAGAAGTATGACAATAAATGAAGTATCTCAAGCAATTTTTACAGAGTTAGCTAGCTGTAATAAGCCAGTGGCAGTTCATTCAGAAAATAACGTATTAATTGTTAAAGTTGGTGAAGCTGACACTAGAATAATGAACTGGCAATCGATGTCAGTTCAAGCTATTTTAGATATAGCCAAGAGTCTAGTTCTTAAAGAAAATTATAAAGGTAACGTACTGTTACATGGTTAACAAAAAAGCCCCCTATTAAGGGGGCTTTTTCTTTTAGAACATTCTGTACTTTTCTTCGTACTTAAATTGGTGTTGCTTCTTTTTAATAAAATTTTCTTTTAAAAGTTTATTAACTGCTGTTGGGGACAGTTTAACTGATTCTTTTTTAATCGGGCTTTTATTAGGATGTTTAACTCTTTCTGTGTTCTTTTTAGCAATTTCGGAATTAAAAAGAGAGTCATGCTTTTCACATCCACATGTATCTACTTCCTCTGAATCTTCTTCTTCGTTTAATTCATCTTCGGAATCTTCTTGAACAGGAGCAGAAGGCATAGAATCAACAGGAGTTGATGTTGGAGTAGAAGCAGCAGTAAAGTTCATAGATACCTCGGATTTTTCTTCTGGATGAGAGTAGCTAGGATCAACAGCATTAGTATTTTGGTATGAACTTACATAAGAAGATTTTAAAGAAGGTTCGAACTTTCCTCTAGTAACTGAATCAGAAGTAGCAATACTCATGATATAGTCATCAGAAACCTTACTAATGTCCATTTTGTCGCCTTTTTCGTGTCTAATTATATTAGAAATCTTATCTACAACATGATTAGGTGAATATCCTAAAGATAGACGGTCAAACATTTTACCAATTCTTTCTTTTAATTTATCATTATGTAATCTTCCTTCTTCAATGATTTCATAATTATTCCAGCCCGGTCTTTTTAGTATACTCATATTATTATTTATTGATTTTTATAGGTTTTCCATTAAAATAATAAATGAATCCTAAAGTAGTTATCGTTTCTTGTACTAGAAAACTTCCAGAAGAAGCTAAAACATTACCATTATATAGATCTTGGGCAGATGGATTGAATACTCCTAATTATAAATTAGATATAACATGGGATAATACAGATGGTATGTCAGCGGTTTATAATAGAAAAATTCAAGAATACAAGGATTCTGATGTAGAATTTTTAGTTTGTGTACATGACGATGTGTATATTGATGATTTGAAATTATATGAGAAATTGAAGTTAGCAAAGGAGAAGTTAGGGTATGATATTGTGGGTTTAGCTGGTGGTTTGAATCCTCGGTTAACAAATCCAGCACTATGGCATATAATGACCGACAGGAACCAACAGAGAGGTGAAGTGGCACATCCTGCTGGGAACAACAATCAGACTATGACCACAGCATTTGGTCCAACACCATCTAGGGTGGCTATAGCAGATGGATTATTTTTGGCATTACATATGCCTTCTATACTTAAAACAGATTGGAAATTTAATGAAAACTATACGTTTCATCATTATGATATATCAAGTTGTATTGATGCTAATAGAGCTAAATTAAGAATAGGAGTTTATCCTATTCATGTTATTCATAGTTCTCCTGGTCTTATGTCAATACATGAAGATTCATGGGCTAAGAGTAATGAGAAGTTTTTAAAAGAATATACACAATAGACTTTTAATTATTAAAAGATAAATTATATAAATGGAAAATGAATTAGAAAAGAATGAACTCAATCACAACTTTTTGTGTTTTTGTAGTTTCATTTGTATTATCAACGGCAAAAAATTAAATCTTCCTAATATATTTTTATTGGTTTTAAAAAACGAAACATATAAAAGTTTACTTAAATATATGTTGACAATTGATAATGATTATGATTTACTTAAGTTCTTCATAGATTACGATTATACTATATCAAAAAGTAAATATATTTCAAAATATTTAAATTCAAACCAAGGAACAAAAATAAAGAAAAATGTGTACGGATTTCGAAAAGACAATATACAACGAGTATCTAAAAGAGTCAAGAAAGTCAAAAAACCTGCCGTTCAGACCAAGGAAGAACTTCCAAAAGATAAACGAAAAAACAAAGCTGTGTCTACAAAAACTGTCTAATTTTTTCTTGAATAATAAGTCTGTTAATATGACAGAATACTTCAAAGCTCCATCTGTTGTATACCCAAAAGGAGAAAGCTTTGATCTGAGTTTTTTTACTTCTCAAAAAGCTAAAAGTGTTTATAGAATTTTCGAAGAATCAAAAAACAACAAACACGAAAAAATTATTGACAACCCTAAATAATCTGGTAATATATAACCCTTACGAATAATAACTATATAAATTATTTTCTTAAACTAAACTAAACTAAACTAAACTAAACTAAACTAATATGTATAATTCATCAATGTTTGCATCAATTAAAGATGCTTTATCTAAAAGCGAAAAATCGGGTGGAAATCCTCTTTATAAGGAGATTTTAAAATTCAAGGCAGGTAATACGTATGTTCTACGTTTATTACCTAACGTAAACGATCCAAGTAAAACATTCTACCATTATTTTCAACATGGCTGGAATAGTTTCGCAACAGGAGAATATGTATCAGCATTAAGTTTACAAACAATTGGTAAGCCTGATCCAATTGGTATTGAAACTTATCGCATTAAGAAAAACGGAACAGAAGAACAAAAGAACAAAGCTCAATCAGTAAAATGGCAAGAGCAATGGTA